TCACTTGCTCACAGAAAGCACAGACGATTTATTGCCAGAGGCAGGGAGAGAAGATTGCCTTGATTATTTTGACGAGAATTACAACGCCATATACACAGACAACATATTGGATGAGGTGAGAGGTTGTATCACAGAATGTTTTGCAGAGCCTTATGATGAGGAATTGGGTTTGCGATTGTTGAAAGAGTTTGGTGGCATCTGTATGTAAACGAAAAAGGCCACCCATTACTGAGTGGCCTTTCCCGATTACTTACCCAACAAGGAGTTGGTTTCTTATTATGAAATTGGGTCATCAAGCACAGCACACCAACTTACAGTGGTGCTGGTAGCACCTCTGAGTTTAACAGGTGCAGTGAGCAATGGCGCACCAAAGGCTCTGAATGTAACCCGTACTGCTTGGGCATCTTTGCCAAATGCGTAGTGGTCACTGGTGCTGATCGTTACTGCTTGGTTAATTCCAAGGGCATAGCCACTTGGGTTAACCAACATAACATCACCCTCAGAACCAAGAGCAGGTTGAACTTCAGTTGTGTAATATGGCAAGCCACAGATTGTGCCAGGGGTATTGCCAGAAGCGCCACTAACCAAATAGGTTGGATAGCCACCACTGTTAACCATGCTCAACAAGTCTTGCTCAACCAGAGGGCCAATAAGCCAGAACTTGGCTCCAGGTACTCTGGCTTTCAGTTTTACATAATCTTCAATTCTATTAGCACGCAAAATGGTTGTGCGGAATACCTTAATAACTGAGGAATTGCCCAGCGTTGCTGTGAAATCTGTACCATTAACAATCTGGTGTAGAATTTCGTTAGAGGCAGCCTCATAAGCACCTTTGCTAATTAGGTTCTGCACTGTAACCATACTGTTAGAAATCAACTCATTGCTCAACTCTGTGTAAGCCATGAACTTGACAGCCGTTAACGCCACCTGCTTGAAGGCTGGTTTTGTTTCTGTTTCAGTTTCACCTTCAGCAGTTACAACAAACTTATACCCACCATAAAAGGCTGAGTGTCCAGAAGGTGTGGTTGTTTGATCCACAACAGGAATCTTCAATACATCAGAAGTCATTGGGATTGGCTCAAACAAATCTAACAGACTTCTATACCCATCCAACCCATACAACTTGGGACTCCATATTTCTGGAACAAGGAACCCTCCAGCAGCATCGGTACCCTGTACCATTGCCTTTTTGTGGTAATCGAATTGGTTATATTTGTTAGTGAGAAGGTTCAATGCCTTCTCTTTACGCTCTGGGCTTACACCTTTGCGGTTGGAATCAAACACACACTTCAACCACTCTGTCTGGTCCCAGTCATTCTCTTTTGGTTGAGCAGCAAAACGAGGCTTGGCAAACTCACTCTTTAACTCTGCCTTAACCTCATCAATAATTGAGGCTTTAATATCATGAAGCAGCCCCTTCTCTTCGTTTACATTTACAGTATCTTCCACTTGTCCTCACATAAATTGTCAGTAACACTCGCTCTGCTTTCAGTGTTGGCTGTGTCTCTGGCAACATATGCCTAACAAGTCTCACCTATTTGCTGCTTAAGATATATGTATTCCAGCGTGTAACTTTTTTAGAACTTCCAACCGTGTTGGTGTTGGTGTCACAACCACTGGCTCTGGCTCTGGTGTGAAGTCTTTTGACTCCCACACCCACAAGTCTTCAGGCTCTGGGTCAATGTCTAACAACTTGGAACAGTCTGGTAACAGCCCCTTGCTGACAGACTCAACCAGAGCCTCTTGATTTGCTCCAACAGGAACAATGGACACCTCAAACAGAAGGCTTTTGCGAATAACTCGTGAACAGGCTGCTAACTCTGGCCTCTCTGTAATCTCTTTGGTGGTTGGCAAACTGGCATCTAATGTGAAAAAGCCAATGCTGACACCTTTAATGATTCCCTGTTGGCATAGTGAATGGATCGTATCAGGCAACCACTCTGCACCTTCTGGGTGATTGCTTGGCCTGTCAGCAAATTTAACAAATGTCTTTAATGTATTATCTTCCTCTACCCTTGCCCATTTTGCTCTGCCAATCGGTGGTATGCTAAGGTCATGATTCCATGCCACAACAGGGTTTTTAAGGTAGTGCTTCAGGTTGATACCTCTGGCAATCAGTACCTCTGTGTCTCTGTCTAATGCCTGTGTAGAGGCTGTGAGTAATGCTGTTTTCTCATTAGGGTCTGTGTTTTCTTCTGTTGCCTTTGGCCCTTTGTAGTCCATGATTGTTTCAGAACTAACAAAGCGCTGCTCATACTTATGGCCAGCCTTTAACAGTACCTCAATCTCGTCTGCTATCTCTTTGTGTCTGATTGCTGTGCCAACAGGTGAGAGGAAATAGCCCTTCCTCGTGTAGAAAGAATGTAGTGTTGCCATACTGTATGTATGGGTTAGTTCATTGGTTCTGAGAGAATGGCCTTGACTGCATTGGCTTCCTCTTTTGCTGTTGGTAATAGTGATGGTCTGGCATCCATCTTGGTTGTGCCATCTTCCAAATATCTGGAATAGATTACAGCCGTACCAACTCTGCCAACCCAGTTGCCATCTTCCTCCACCACCTCTGTGGCTGCTGATCGTCTCAGGTTGCCACTTCTCAGGCTTGGTGGTTCACCTGCTGGTGATGCTGGCCCCCTGTCACCAGTCTTGTGTGAGAGTTTCGCTATCCACTTGTTTCTCAGGTGCCTTGTGGCCCTCTCTAATCGTTTCTTCTGTTCACCTTTTATCTCGTCAAATCGTTTCTTACCAAACCATTGCATACTCATAAAAGTATTTAGGTGGGCCACTAACTAACCTCATGGAAGATACACGAGAATGGAAGATTGGCGACACACTCACAGCAGAGTGGTGTAATGATATAGAGCGCAGATTGAAACGATTGGAAGCAATAGCCAAACCACCAGAGGGCCAGAAGTTAACCAGCCTCTTTGGGCATCCCCTCAGAGATGTTGCAATTATCAGAGAGAAGATGAGTTAAGGCTTATTCTTCCTCGTCCTCATCATCCTCACTGTCTTTAAGAATATCCTGCAACACACAGAGGCAAGCAGGATGAGCAGGAATATCAACATCATCCTCCACATCAAACTCTTTACCATTCAACTCTTGGCAGATTGGGCATGGATCGTCTGTAGTTAACCACTTAAACCCTGATACCACACCTGAGTCTTTGGCTGCTCTTATGTGGCCTTGGTTGTAGGCTCTGGCACTTTCAGTGGTGGCAATCAACTCAGCCTTACTGTTAGAGGCATTCTGAAATATCTCTTTTATTCTGTCTGTCAAATCAGACAGCCTATCACCTGCCTCTGTTCCCTCTGCTATCGCTTCTCTGGTTGCTGCCAAGGCATCATCAACCGTTTTGGTGGTTGTCTCTAATGTTGATTTGGCAAAGTCCAAGGAAGCCTCACGAGCATATACAGCCACCTCTTTCTCAAACACTTTCGCAATGTTTGAGTCAGCATGTACTCTGGTGAGTGTGTCTTTGCCACTGTCTCTATATGTCACCTCAATAAATGGTTGGGCATCGTGTGCCAGGTCTTTTGCCCATGCTGCTGGTGCATGGAATTTATCAGGCAGGGCTTTAACCTCACTGCCTGCCAGTTTCTTAATTGTCGCCAGTGCTGCTCTTTCCCATCTTGCGAAGTGCTTACGGCATACAGCCACCAGCCCTTTGTTTACGGGTGGTTTGCGTCTCTTGGCTGCTTTTATATTCTTTGGCTCTTGTGGCCCTGCTGGTGCTGCTGTGGCTGGCTGAAAGCCCTTGCCCACTGATCCCATAACAGCCCTTGCCTGATCCTCTGTGAGATTCACGAGAATCTGCAGAGCGCCTAACCCAGCATCCCTTGGCAACATTCCTGTGGCCACCTGATTGACGATAGCCATTGCTGATTGTATCTGCGCACCATTAAGAGTGTTCTGTGGCACTGTCTCAACAGCCTGCTCACCTGTTGGTGTTTCTGTATCTGCTGCTGGTGCCTCGTCTGTGTAACCCTCTGCCTCATAGCCAAATCTGGCTCTGCCCTCATTGCGAGAAATTAAATCAGCACCAAACAACATCACTGTAATTTCTGCTTCCTCTTTTTCTAACTTCAAGGTGGCATCGTCATAGCAGAAGAATAAATCAGACTCATTAAACAATGGCAGAAACTTGAAGTTAAGAAAATCCTCAGTGTCTCTCAGTCTCTCGTTAACACCACCATCAACCCACTCTTCTACACCAGCAGCATAGGCAGCCCTCGTGTTGGTGCCTGTGCCTCTCATCACCATCACTGGAATCTGGAAAGCCTTACTCACCTGCTCTTCTATCCAATGGGCAATTTCTATCACACCCAAGTCTGTTGGCTTATAGTTTAATGGTGTGAATCTGGCGTCACTCTCTGTAACCATGATTCCACCAGAACCTTGACGGGTGAAGTCTTCGTACTGTTGCTTCCACCTGTCTCTTTCATCCTCACCTATTTCTGCATACTCGCCAGTAGGTGCCAGGATTCCACTGGGCCTGCCCTCGTTCTCTAAGATGCTGTTAAGGCTGGCCACAATCCTTTGTTCCATACCCAGATAAGACATAACAGAAGCCAATGGGCTGGTGCCACCTCGTG